TCAACCTTCTTCAGCCAGAGTTCTGAAGAACGCGATGTCCTCGTCCGGTTCGTCCCATCGGTCCGCAAGCCGTGCCCAACGATCGACCCGATCGCGAAATTCAGGGTCATCGATCGAGAGATTGAACGTGTAGAGCCGACTGACGATTTCCTTCATCAGCGCGCGCATCTGATCGTTGTCGAGATGGGAGGCGTCATTCCACGCTATCTCGCGCCCATCAGCATCAATGACGCGGACGTCGGAATAGTCACCAGTATGGGTGACAGGGACGATGCCCGCATGAAGAGTTTCGAGGGCGGTGTTGCGGACGCACATCATCGCGAGCGTTTTCGCCATCATGGCGGCAATGCGCTTTTCATCCTCGCGATCCATGAGAACAGGATGGCATAATGATCCGTCATTGTCTGCCACCCTGTACTTTCATCAGCCAATCCGCGCCTTGGCCGTCTTCCGGAACACCACGCTGCCGATGCCGGTCAGCGCGAGTACGACGGTCAGGACGTCGGCCTGGGTCAGGCCATCGGGCAGAATGCCGAGCGCTGCGGCCACGCCCCACAGGCTGCCGATGACGCCGGTCCAGATGGCCTTGGATGCCCACCAGGGTTTCAGTTCTTCCATGTCATTTCTCCACAAAAAAGCCCGCAGGAATTGCGGGCCGACGGGTTGATGATGGGGGTGGCGGTTCAAGCCTCGTTCGTGGACAGCACGCCGTTGGCTGCGAGTTGGATGGACTTCGCGGTCTCAGGCGTCTTGCGATAGGCCGGCCTACGAATAGCGATGCAGCGGTCCTTGGCGATCCGGGTAATGGTGACCCCGTCGGACTGGTTGCCGCCCAGCACGTGGAAGGCGCCGTAGTCTTCTCCGACATAGAGCCCGACATGGCCTGATCCCTGTGCCCGGCGGAACACGAGGATATCGCCCAACTGAGGCCGGTCGGCTGGTATCCCGAACTTCGCCCAGTTGCGCGCCCAGAGCGGGCCTTCCACCACCGGCCTGCCTGCGCGCTTGGCGACCACGGCCATGAACAGCCCGCACCATGGAATGGAGTCGGCGGTGAAGGTCTTCGTGAGGCCCGTCTCCTTGGCCCAGCCTATGATGACTGCGTTATTGCCAGGCCCGGGAACCTCGAAGGTGCCGTAAAGCTTGCGGGCCTCATCCAGCATCCGGGGCAGCGGACGCAGGTCATCGATCCAGCCATAGGCCGGTGGCAGCGGTTTCATGGATGTCTCCCGGAAAGTTAGCGGCCGGACAGGCCTTTGACGGTGGCGTAGAGAACGGCGAGCGCCGTCGCGAAGGTCGAGAGCCACTTCACGAACCGGACCATTCCGGTCGCGGTGTTCCAGGCCTCGAGCAGGTCCTTCAGCTCCTTGCGGACGGCCTTCAGGTCCTCCTGCATGGCCTCGAGATCCGCTCGGATCAGGGCAATCTCCACGGCTGGATCGCGATCTGGATTGGGCGACATCAGCGCAGCCTCCCGATGATGGCGATGTCGCTCGGGGTCGCATCGAGGGTATGTCCGGCCGGCAGATCGAAGTCCGTCTGCCGTTGCCGCGCACCGTTGGCGTAGTGAACGAACAGTGTCTCGCGATCGAGCACAGCTGGCCCCGCCAGCACCTCGAAGTGGTACTGCAGGCCCGGCGTGCGCCGGAACTTCTGCACCACGCAGCACAGCGTGAAGTCGTCATGGAAACGCCGCGTGAATTCGCCGGCCGGCAGATATCCGCCACCGTTTTCGACATTGTGACATCCAGGCGTCCAGCGCTGGGTAATCGGCCCCTTTGGCCCCTCGAAAACGTAATCGGCCGATCCATTGATGCAGACCGACACGTGCTCGCACAGGGTCCAGGCGACGCCGGCATCGTACATTTCGGCGATGGTGGGGTTCAGCTTTGGGGCCACGAACTCCAGCATCGGCCAGAGCCGCCAGGAGTTGGCTGGCCGGCGGAAGGTGAACCCGTTCCTGAACACGCCGTAGTTGATCTCGAGGTCGTCGTTGATCGCGATCACCTCGTCGGTGACCGTGGGCCGGCGATCTGCCTGCATCGCTGTTTTCCTTCTAGCTGACCGTGACCGAGACCACCTCACGCACGACATGGGCGCCCGACTGGACGCCCGAGGTGCCGATCGCGGCGCCACCCTGCGTGGCGGAGAGGTTGAAGGTGTCGGTCGCGGCGTTGATGACGAAATAGGTGGTGTTGGCGAGGATCCCGGTCGGCAGCGCACCAGTGGTCGTGAACTGAACCCGCTTGCCGTTGGCGAGCCCATGTCCAGCAGCGGTCACCGTCGCGGGACTGGCGATGGTGATGGTGGCCGCGCGTGGCAGCATGCTGGCAAACACGTTGCCGCTCAGCGCACCGCTCGCCTGATAGGACGTGATCGGGTTCTTGTAGCCGTAGCGCGTGCCTGACCCGGAACCGGTGAAGCTGATCGCCGCCCCGCCCGCGGTGGCTGCAATCTTGAACGCGCTCGCGCTCACCACGGACTGGACGAAGTAGACGGTGAACGCCGTGATTCCAGTTGGCATGCCGCCGGTACAGTAGAACTGGACCGGATCGCCAACGGCCAGACCGTGCGAGGTCCAGTTGATGTTGTTGGTCGGCGACGGGCTGAAGGTGATCCCGGTGACGTTGGTGAGCCAGGAGACCGAGCCCGCACTCAGGGTGAAGTTCGTGCCGTTAATGCGCAGCCGCTGCGGAGCAGGCGTCGCATTGTAGCCGTCGAGACCGATGAGTGTCGACGAGACGCCGGCGTAGAAATCATAGCTGTGCACGACAGCGCGGATGGCGCGCCCCTGCCAGGTGGCGGGAGTAAAGTTCCCGCCGGAAAGGTAGGTGAAATAGCCGCCGTCGGCACCGTACTGCTCGCCCGCGCTGTACTTGTCGCCCCACGAATAATTGCTGACCGGCAGCGCGATCTGTTGGCCGTCACTGCCGCTTCCCAGCAGGGCCATGAGCACGCCCGCCATCAGTTGAGGCCCGCCCCGATGATCACCCAGGTCGTGGCCGCAACCTTGACGAGGGTCGCGAGGCCATAGCCATCGAGCGTCCGGCTGCCGGTATTGGCGCTGCCGGCCTGGCGCAGCGTGTCGGTGGTGATCGAGATCGTCTGGGCCGTGGCGCTGTCATTGTAGATGGCGATCGTCGCGCCGATCGGAAACGCGACCGAGCCATTGGCCGGGATGACAATGCCGCCGGTGGTGATGCTGATGTGCTTGCCGTTGTCGGTCAGCGCCAGAGTGTATGCGGCGGTCTTGCTGTTCTGGGGCACGCCCCGGAAGCCCAGGCTCGTCGTGGCGATGGTGCCACTGTCACTGACGGTGGATGCGGCGTTGAGGGCACCTCCGTTGATCGCGGGACTGGTCAGCGTCTTGTTGGTGAGCGTCTGCGTATCGGTGGTTCCGACCACCACGCCCGAAGGCACAGCTTTTCCGGCCCATGAGGTGAGCGTCACGTTGTAGGCTTGGACGTCGGTGCCGATGGCAAGGCCAAGGTTGGTGCGCGCCGTCGCTGCATCCGGGGCGCCGGTGCCGCCACTGGCGATGCCGACAGTCCCGGTAATCTTGCTGCCGGCCAGCGAAGTCAGCCAGCTGGGGTCCGCATAACTGCCGGTCGCCAGCAGCGCATTCGACCCTTGCGAAGGCGCGGCCAGCGCCACCGTCCAGGCTGCCATCGTGCCGCTGCCGCCGATCATGCCGACATTGACGACCAGCGCGCCGGTCCCGCTGGTGTAGGCCGTGATCTGGCCATGCATCCAGTTGGCGGGCGACGCGGTGCTGGTGATCGTTACCCACTGGCCGACAACGAAGGCCTTGCCGGTCTGGACCGTCAGGGACTTCGAGCCGGTGCCGACGGCAAGGCTGGTCGTGCTCGTGGCGCTGGTGCCGGGCGCGTTGATCGCGGTGGCGGCACTGGCCGCAGCATCCGCGGCATAGCCATTGGTCTCGGTGGCGAGCGCGTTGGCCTGGGTGACGAACGTCGGCAGCGCGCCGAGGAAGGATTCGGCGCGCACGTTGAAGTTCGCCGCGTCCGTCCGGGACGGCGGCGTCGGCAGAGCAGTAATGGGCATGGGAGCTCCCCGGGAGGGTTTAGGCCAGAAAAATCAGGTGAGCCCCTCGATGGTCAGGCTGCAGTAGCTGACCGTCGGGTAGGCAAGGTCGATCGAGAACTCCTTGTAAAAGCCGTAGACGGTCAGGCTTTCGAAGGTCTCGGAGCCGATCCAGAGGACCGGCGTGGCGCGGAGCGCGGCAAGGTTACGATGGACGTCATCGACCGCATCGGTCTGCATGACGACACGGGCGGTCATTCGCTTGGCAAAGGCCCGCTCAACCACCGAGATGACGCCGAACTGGTCGGCCTCCTTGCGGCTGTAATCGATGATGCCGATGTCGGCACCGTGTTCGGTCTCGCCGATGGAGAACTGGCGGCCCACCAGCAGCGTGCCGCAGGAGACAGTATCGGCCGGGTTGTCGCGGGTGATGGTCACCGACACCACGCCGTTTGCGTAAACCGGCACATCGAGGAACAGCAGCGTCGACTTGCGGCCGATCGGCTCGAAGAACCACGAGAACCAGTTGTCGATGGCATTGCCGCCGAGGTTGAAGCTCTGCGTGCTGGTGTAGTTGGTCACCCCATCGACGGTCAGCCTGACAGTCGCGCTTTCGGCATCGGTGTCGATCAGCGCCACGGCATCGACCGCACCCGGCGCCAGCACGGCCTGGAGCGACGCGGTTCGCGTGGTTGCTGTGCCGACCCGCGCATCGAACATGGCCCAGCGGTTGGTCGGGCCAAGGTCGAGCCATTTGGCCGGGTCCGTAGCCGGGTTGATCCCCGTCGAGGCCGCCAGCGCCTCGTAGCGCCGGTGGGTCGAAGCGAGGATCACCCGGTTGCCGGTCACATAGGCCGTGCCGGCGCTCCAGGCAGGATGGTCGTTCTCGGCGACCGTGCTGCTCGACAGCATGGCGTCGGTGATCTCGATCGGGCGGATCAGCTTCATGCCGCAGTCCTCGTCGACAGGGCATCGCCGTCCGGCGTCACCCGTTCGAGGATCCGCGCGGTCTTGCTGGTGCCCGAGGCGATCGTGGCCGAGGCAATGCGCTGCTCACCGCGCAGGTCCGCCACTTCCTGCCGCAGAGCCCGCAGCTCATCGAGCAGCGCCGACTGGTCATCATTGGCCGGAATGGTCGCCGTGCCCATCTGGTTGGTCGCAAACTGCTCCCACCAGCTCGGCTCGGGACTCCCGGTCGCATCGGTGGTCGTACCGCTGCCGGCAGCCTGGGTGATGATTGCCAGCGTCTGCTCGAGGCTGGCCGCCGTCAGGCCTTGTAGCCGGGCCAGATCTTCCGAGGTGCGGGCGGTTTCGGCAGCCTGCGACAGCAGGGCCTGGCTGAGACCCGGCAGTGACTTGGCCGCCTCCTGGTCACCACCGCGGGCCAGCATCGAGGCATTGTTGAACTTCGTCAGCGCCTCGGCATAGCTGCCGGCCTTCGTACCCATGACACCGCGGATCCGCTCGATCTCGGCAATCAGCGCATCGGTGATCGTCGCCCAGGCCGACCGCAGCTTCTCGGCGGCACTGGCTGCCGCTTCCGCCGCCTGCCGTTGATCTTCGAGCGCCCAGATCTGCTGCTGCAACGCGCGGTTAGATGCATCGAGGTGAGCCAGGTCGAGTGCCCGCAGTGCTGCCGTATCGCCCTGCAGTTCGAGCATGCGCCGCTGCAGCGACAGGCGTTCGTCGGCAATGGCTGCGGCACTGGCTGCATCCTGCGCTGCGCCCACCAAGTCCGCGAACGCCGGGGCCAGCTGGATCAGGGCGACATAGGCCGACCGCCCGGCCTCGGTGGTCAGGTCCTGGGCTTCGACCAGTGCCCGGAAGCCCGCGATGCTGTCGGGCATGGCGAGGCCCATGCTGGCCAGCACAGAGGTCATCTGCGCCGTGCGCGCGGCGGCCTGTTCGGTGCCGGTGTAATAGAGCGCAAAATATTCAGCCGTAGCCGCGGTCATGTCGCTGACCGTGCCAAACAGCTCGACGAGGTTCATGGACGCGGCGATCGTCAGCTCGGTGGACCGGCCCAGCATGGTCATGGCGCTGGTGACCGCCTCGACGCTGGAGGCAACCCGGATCAGAGTCTCGAAATAGCCTTCACCAACCTGCTGGAACTGGTCGAGCCCGGCAATGGCGTAGCGAGCCAGATTGTCGGCCGCAGCGCCGAACACGGCCGCCAGCTTCTCCTGGATCTGCGCGCCGGTCAGGCCCTTGAGGTCGATCTTGCCGATATTGATGACGAAGCTGTCGAGCCGGGCCTGCACCTCGTCCAGCGACAGCCCCAGCGGTCCGGCAGCGGCCGAGATGGCGTCGTAGAAGCCCGTGAAGATCAGGCTGAACTGACGCTCGAGCTCGCCGCTCGCCTCGGAATATCGCGTGCTGTAGCGGGTGCTGGTCGTGATCCCGAGGAACTTCTTCTTTTTCTGGATGTCGGTGTAATACTGCCCCTGGAACCCGCCGGACATGATGGCGCCGAGCGACTGGGCGCCGCCATAAATGCCCTGGCCGACGACGCTGGTCTTGGTGCCGAACAGCGAGCCGATCAGCTTGCCGATCGCGCCCACAACGCCGCCAAGAATGCCGCCGATCACCGGGATCTTGTCGAGGACCGAGCCGACTTGTCTAGCAGCGCCGCCCAGAATGGCGGTGACGCCGGTCGGCTTGAACCCGGTCTGCACACCGGCAGCGAGATCCTCGGCGCCATTGGTGCGGATGATGAGGTTGGTGAGCCCGCCGATATTGGCCTCGATGCTGCGCAGTGACGCCAGCATGGCTGCCGAATAGCGCATGGTCAGCGTGTCGACCTCGCGCAGGTGATCGATGGCCTTGGCGATGCTCTCGGACTTGGCTTCTGCATCGCCGAACACCGTCCCGGTCCCGTCATTGGCAGGGTCCAGCTTCTGCCCGCCGCCGCCAAAGGCGCCACCGATGGCAACACCGAGCGAGGCAATGACCCCGGCCGTGACCGCACCGGCTGCGATGTTGAGCGGGAACGGCAGCGAGCGGATCGCATTCACCACGGCTTCCACCGCCTTGATGCCGGTGGTGATGATCGAGTTGCCCTGTTCGACACCGGCCCGCGCCGTATCGGACGCAGCCATGGCAGTGTCGGAGGCAACCTTGGCGGTCGTCTGCGCACCGATCAGGCCGATTTTGACCGCGGCGTTCTTGATCGCGACGGCCAGTTCATAGGCCCGGAAAGCCTTCTCGGCCGCTTCCAGCGCCTGGAACCCCTTGGAGCCCGCCTTGAAGAAGCCCTTCGCGGCGCTGGCGAGATTGCCGTAGTGGTTGATCTCAGCGGCTGCCTGCGCAGTACGGGCTGCCGCATACTGGAACGAGGCCCGGCCGTATTCGCGCTCGGCCTCGGCGATGCGCCGGGTGGCATCCTCCTGGTCGGCGGCATAGCGGGCAAACTCGGCTGCAACCGCACCGATTGCGCCGCCGACACTGCCGAAGGCTTCGGCCATGCCCTGCGCCGCGGTCTGGGTCTGGTCGGCCATTTCCTGGAGCGTATCGAGATACTGCTCCTGCTCCTTCAGGCCAAAATCATGCTCGATCAGCTGGCTGCGCGCGGCACGATAGCGTTCCCAGGCCTCGACCCCGCGTTCGAGCACGATCTGCTCGCGCTCGGCCTCGAGATTGGCCAGCGCCTGCGCGCGGGCCGACTGGCCGAGCAGCGAGACCTGCAGTTCGAGCGGGGCCACCGTCTGGCGCAGGAATTCGGAACTCGCGAACGCGCGGGTGGCCTGCTCCCAGGCTTCGCCGGCTTCGAGAATGGCGATGCGCGCGGCGTCGGTCGGGGCTTTCAGCGCCGCCATGGCGACTTCCATCCGCTTGATCTCGATCGGGGTCTTGCCGATCTTTGCGGTTTCCAGCGCGAGATTGGCAGCGAACTCCTGGGCTGCCTGCAGGGCGCGTTCCGCTTCGCTTTCCTCGCGGCTGTTGCGGCCGGACCCAGCACGGCCCGCCCGGTCCGAACGATCAGCGCGGATCCCGGCAGCGTCGGCGGCGAGCCGATCGCGGGCAGCCTGCAGGGTGTTCTCGCGCCACTGGGCCGAGAACGCATCCATCATGGTCATGGCGTCGCCAAAGGCCGAAGTGAACTCGTCGCGCACCGTCGCGCCCATGCGGGCGGTTGACCCGGCAAAGCTGTTCTCCATCCGCGGCAAGGCGACCATCTCGATCTGGCCGATGGTGGCAAGGCCCACCCGGTCGAGCACCGGATTAACCCAGCCTGCCAGCCAGTTGAGTGCAGCGATGGCCTTGTTGGCGAGATATTCGATTCCGCTGATGGCGAGATTGGCGGCACCGACAGCAGCCTCACCGATCACCCCGGGCAGCGCCTGCCAGACAGTGCGAATCGCACTGAACCCGCCGACCCAGCCAGCATAGATCACCGCGATGCTGATCTTGCCGACCTCGAGCACCTTCTGGAACGCCCAGACGGCCCAGTCCTTGAGGCTGGAAAAGACCGGGCCGAGGTTGAGCCCGTTGCTGATCGTGCGCCACAGCCCGCGCATGACGTCGCCGGCGGTCATCCCAACCGGGCCCAGCTTCTCCATCTCCTTGGTGGTCAGACCAAGGCTCTGGGCATAGCGGTCGAGTTCGCCCGACTGCTTCACGCTCGACTGGAACAGCTTGAATGCGCCGAAGGCGATCCCGGCCGCGGCGGCCGCAGCCAGCAGATACGGATTGGCGAGTGCAGCAGCCGCTGCACTGGCGGCAAGCCCCAACACGGCCCGGGCCATACCGCCGATGCCGACACCGGCCTGCATCGCGATCTGTCCGATCTGCGAGCCCTGCTGCATGAACACGGTAATCGGCTTCTGGCCCGATGCGAGGCTCACCACCACGTCGTTCAGCTGGTAAACGAGGTTCTGCATCTGGTGCCCGGCAAGCTTTGCCGAACCGCCCATCCGGGTGATGCCGCGCGTGCCGACGGCCTCGATGGCCCGGTCGGCGCGCCCGGCGGTCGCGGCGATATCATTCATCGTCCCGCCGACGGCGCGCTTCATGTCGGCCATCTCCTTCTGGAGACGGGCGATGTTGGTAATCATTTCGATCTCGAGGGTGCCGGCTTTCATGGGGCATCCTCCTTCGAGCTGATCAGGGACCGGAAGGCCTGGGTGACCTTGCGGGATATCGTCGCGCGGTTGTGTTCGTCGGCCTGTGTCGTCCAGGGCGCCGGGCGATCAGGTTCGTGCGCATTCTGGCTTTCGGTGACGAACTCGACCGACAGGCGGCGGAGCAGCCGGCAGAGCCAGGGCGGAAGATCAACGCCCATGCACGCCTGCCACTGGGCGATGGTGCCCCACGACAGCGGCACCGGTCCCATGGCGCCCGGCTCGCTGGGACCGATGTCCATCAGGGTGTCGATGATCCATGGCGCCCGGATCGGCGGCATGTCGGGGACAATGCCGTCCGCGGTCATGCGCTGGAGCCGGGTCTGCGGATCAGGCTCTTGCCTGGTCGTGGCTGCAGACTGGCGCGGCTTGGGTGCAGTGCCGAGCCAGGCCAACTGCCGGACGTAGAGGCTCAGCTCGCGGCCGAGCTCGTCGTAAAATTTGCCCAGTCATTGATATGGGCCGCGACCTGGGCCGCGATGAAGCCGATCGAGGGATCCTCGTAGGCCTTGCGGAACAGGGCGGCGCCTTCCAGCCCTTCGGCCGGCGGATAGGTGAAATGGTTGAAGCTGACCGTGCAGGCCGCGAGGAACTCGGCCTGTTCGGCGAGCTTTTCCTCAGCGCTCTGGTCCATCTTCCCGCGCTTCTTGATCTTGTCGACCAGCAGGTTCTGCTGGCGGGCCTGGGCGCGCTGGTAGGTCCGGGTACCCGGGCCATAGACGGTGATCGAGAGGCGCTGGCCCTTGTCGTCATAAAGCGGGGCGTCATCGCCGCCGACCAGTTCAACGGTCGAGGTTTCGGTCGCGGCAAGCTTGGTAATGTCGAACATGAATGTTAAGCCTCTTTGATGGGAAAATGCGCGGGGAATATTGATGCAGGCTGGGGGATTGGACGTTGAGACCAGCAGTTTCTGGTTCAAGATAGTTGATATGCTGCAGCATAACTGGGCAGTAATTTTGCCGCAGGAAGATGGCGTTGAAGTGATCTTCTTTGGTGACACCAGCTACATCTTCGACCGTATGAATTTTGCGCAGGCAGAGGAGGCTGCAAAGGCGCTTCGGCGCAATGGCTTCGCCCTGTTTGATGATGACAAAGACGCCCAGAGCTTCATCGCAAAACCAGCGGCACAGCTGAAAGACGAAGGCATCTACCACCGCCCGATATATTCAAGCGGGGAGTTTTGGCGTTAAGGCGCCAACACCTCAACCACACCGACACCGGCGGAGTTCGTGGTCAGTTCCAGCGTCACGCTGGCCGTGGTGATCTGGTCGACCGAGCCCACGTTCACCTTGAAGCTCATGACCTGCGCCTGGAAATAGTACTTGTCGCCGTTCTGGGTGGTCACGAGGAAGCTGTGATCGCTGTCCGAGGTGGAAGCGGATTTCAGCAGAATCTGGCCAGCATCGTCGGTGTCGAGACCGAGCTGGATGGTCATCGTGCCCTGGTTGAAGCTGCCCTTCTTCTTGACGACGCCGCGGCTGCCGACGGGGTTGAAGGTGACGAGGTTGTACTCCCGGCCGAACTCGCCAAGGTCCGACACCTCGCCAACCAGCGTCATGGTCAGCGCATTGTAGCCGGTGGGATCGAAGGTCGCGGGGGTGGAGGCCGACACCTTCAGAGTGGTGCCGGCGGAAGTCCGAACGGTCATATTAGCTGGTCCTTATGAAGGTGAGGCTAGCCGTGCCTCGTTGAATGAGACGCGGAAATCCTGCGTCTGCATGTGGATGCCGGTCTCCTCGTCGAGGAAATCAGGGCCGGCGGATTCGGTGTGGACGGTCACATCGGTGAGCCCGTCGATTGCGGGCATGCGGTCGGCCGCTGCCGCCCGGACCGCGCGGATAATGGCCTTGGCGGCCGGATAGCTGGCGGCGAGCACCGTCACCTGCACCCGCTCGGTCACCCTGCGTTTCGGGCCGGGCGCGGCGATATTGCGGTCGGTGCTGCTGACCGACATGAGCGAGATCGCCGGGAGCGAGGTGCCCTGCGGCAGCATTCCAGCGACAATCCGCACCGCAGGGACGAGGGCCGTCACCCCGGTGTCAGCCACCAGGAGCGAACGGACCACAATGACCCCGTTCATTCGTCGTCGACCTCGAGGCTGGGCGCCTTCAGGTTCCCGATCTGGACCCGGTGCGCGATGTAAGCGCCCATGGCGTTGACGGCTTCCTCGGCCTTCTGGTCCAGCGCCGGACGCAGGAACGGCTTGGCCGCATGGCCCGGATGCATGATGACTGGACCGACGAAGTTCTCGCCGATCTTCAGGCTGCCGCGCTTCGCCATCTTGTTGATCGTGCCAATGCTGACCTTGCGGGGGCCACGACGGGTGTTGCGCACGGGCTTGTCGGCCTCGGCGACCGAGATCAGGTGCGGCGCAACGCCGTATTCAATGAACAGGCCGAGATAGGAGCCGGACCCGCGCAGCTTCACGTAAGAACTGAGCCGGCTGCCGGCCGTCCGGGTGCCGATCCCTATCGCCTTCTTGAGTTGGCCGGTGCGGACCGGGACATTGGTCTTGGCCTGCTGCTGGATGACCTTGGCCCCGGCGCGCAGCCCGCCACGGATGACGTTGCGCTCGAGGTTCTTGGGCAGTTCATCGAGCAGGCGGAGCAGTTCAGGGCCGCCCTTGAGCCGGATCGTCATGGCGCGGCTCCTTCGCTGCTGTGCTGTTCGACAATGAGCTCGATGCCTTCCCGGCGGCCGATTTCGGCGGGGCCCGACACGATCTGCAGGACGCGGATCCCGATGATCACCCGCATATCGGCGGTTATCCCAGCCAGATGCCTCATGCGGATCCGTGCTGGCCGATTGGCGATGACAATGCTGTCGGCCAGGCGCTCGGCCCGGCTCGGCAGGACGTCCTGCACCTCGGCCCAGACCGAGGCGAATTCCTCCCACGCGACGGTTTCCGTCCCATAGAGGGGATCAGGGGTGGCGATCTTCCGCTCGATCCGGATCCTGGTGTCGAGCCTGGAGGCTAGACCCATCGCGCGGCCAGCTGATTCATGAGGGTATCGAAGGCGAGACAGCCTGCACCCTCGCGGTTCTCGAACAGGGAGGCGGTCTTCACGAGGATCGCGGCCCGAGCGATCGCCAGGTCCGGGTGACCTTCGGCAAAACCGGCCGACAGGGTGATGGTGATCTGGCCGTCAGGTGCCAGCGTGGGCCATGATGTGCCGGCAGCTGGCCGAATGCGCACGAAGCCATGACGTGCCCGGGCAACATAAGCAGCCTCGGGCAAGGTGACCGTCGCACCGCCGGTGGCAGTGTAGGTGATGGCCGCAATCGTCACCGGCCGGACCGGCACCGTGAATTCCTCAGGCCAGTCCTCCAGCACCATGGCGAGCGTCTGCGGACAAAGTCTGACATCCGCGAGCCGTTCGAGTTCGGCTTGGGCTGCGTCGAGGTGGACAGCCAGCAGCATGTCCTCGTCATGCGCGTCGAGACGCAGCTGCTGGCGTGCTTCCTCAAGCGTCACGGGACGGTCCTGGGGCGGCTCGATCGTTGCAATCTCGGACATTATTCCGCCTTGGTGCGGTGCGTGGATCCCGATTTGCGCGTGACCGTCGGTGCAGGTTCGTCGGATGCAACTTCCACCGCGAGCCCGCGTTCGATCAGCTGGCGGCCGAAGTGGTCGTCGAGCTCGAAGCTCTGGCCGGCCAGAATGTTGTTGGAGCTGACCGAGCTGATGTGCACGGTATCAAGGGCTTTGAGGATCATGGGTTATCCCTTCCGGTGGATGAGAGGGGCCGGAACGAGCCGGCCCCATCATCATCAGGCGGCCGTTGCCGCGGTGGTAGCTGCCGCGAAGTCGCCCTTCACGAAAGCCTCGGGCCGGTAAACCGCGAGCGCGAGGCGCTCTTCGGCCAGCACCGTCACCAGGTTCTTGCGGAAGTTCTGGTCGTCCTCGGTCGAGATCTCGACCATGGCGTCCATGCGGTCGAAGATCTGCGCACCAAGCTGGAAGGCACCGGTCAGGAACTTGCCCGTCGCCATCGACTGCGTTGCCACTACCGGCTGCCCCCACAGCGTCGGCGACAGATTGCCCTGCGGATTGCCGATGATGAACTGGCCGGTCGTGTCCTTGAGCAGTTCGATCGCCGCCCAGTCCGACGGGTGCAGCACGACGCCCGTCGACATCAGCTCGGAAAGAGCCGTCTGCAGCATGGCGAGGCGCAGGACATCGATGCGGGTGACAGGCGCCGGGATGGTGATCGGCGGCGCAAAGGCGGTAGCCTGTGTGTAGACGCCGTGCAGATCGGTGCCGGTACCGCCGCCGTTCAGCAGCTGGTTCTCTTCAACCAGCGCCAGGCCATAGGTCAGGCGGCCGTCGATGTAGGACTGCAGCATGGGCACATCGTCCAGGATCTGGCGGGTGGCCAAAACCCAGTGGGCGATCGTGGTAACGCTGCTGGTCACGACATCGAACTTAATGTCGGTCTGCGGCTTGGTGGCGCCTGCGGTTTCCGAAACGGTCGCCGCTGCATTGGTGAAGCCGGTTTCCTTCACATACTGGACGGCGTTGCTGTTGGTGCGGCCCGGGGTCAGCAGGTCGCGGACCGTCAAGCGGCGCTGGCCAGGGGTAATGATCCCCGGCTGACGATCGGGCACGATGAGGTCGCCGGCCGAGCCGTTGGCATCGGTCGTGAGGGCAGAGACGATCGCCTTGACCTCGACACTGGCGCGGCCGCGGGCGGTCTTGCTGTTCAGGAACGGCTTGATGGTGTCGGACGAAACGACGCGTTCACCGATGGTCCGATAGTCGGAGCGTTCGTCGTCCTGCTTCTTGCGGGCGAGCTTCTGCTCGACCTCGTCGAGGCGAGCCTTGGCTTCATTGAGCGCGGTCAGCGCCTCGTCGGCCAGTTGCTTGGTCGCGGCCGAGAGCTCTTCACCCTTGGCAGCCTTGCCCAGCGCCTCTTCGGCGATGGCTTTTACCTGGTCATGGCGCGTATCGAACGCAGCCTTCACTTCTTGCGCCAACTGATCGGCGCTCTTGGTCTCGGTCATGGGATTGCTCCGTGGGAGGTGGGTTCAGCCGCGGATTTGCGCGGCAAGAGCCGACAGAAAGTCGGTGTTGGACTCACTGCCGGACTCACTCCGGAGCAGCGATTTGAGGCCTTTCCCCGCGATTGCGGTGGCCTGGCTTTTCGAGAACCCTGCCTCGCGCAGGAAATTCTCAAAATCGGATAGCGACGGCATCGTCTGCCCGTCGGTGACGGTCTTGACCGCCGTCACCTTCGCCTCAGTGTTCATGGGCATGGTGACGAGGCTGATTTCGCGAAGATCGATCTTTTTCAGCCGCAGAACGCCGGCCTTGTAGGGATCGGGAGCCGCACCGCCCTTGGGGATGGTGTATCCGATCGAGAGGCCGCCAAGCGCCCCGTGCTTCAGCTTGCCGTAGGCACGCTGGGCAACCGGATCGCCGTCCAGGATCAGCTGCCCGCGCACGAACAGGCCGCGGTCATCTTCGAAGATGTCGCGCCAGACGCCGATGGGTTCGCGCTGGTCGTGCTGCCAGAGCATCGGGATGCCCCAGCCTTCGGCGCGGGCCTTGGCGACACTCTCCCGGAATGCGCCCGGTTCGATGAGATCGCCGCCCTGGTCGACATTGCCGAAGGTCGAGGCGTAGCCCTCGAACTGCCCGGTGTCCTGAAGGTCACTGGATTTGAGGGTCAGGGTGAGATGTTTCATGGTCGTGGCTCCGATGGGGCATTCGCTCCGGTGGGCGGCAGGGCGCCGGCCCCGATACCGGCCTGCGTGATGGGGACATTCTGCATCTGCATGCGGGGGACATCGCCGCCTTCGACGGGCGGCAAGTTTTCAAGGGCGCGGACCTCGTTGATGGTCATCACGCCATTGCTGAGCATCTGCTGGTAGAAGGAGGCGCGCGCGCCGCTGTCGCCGCGCAGCAGACCTTCGAGGTTGAATTCAATGGCGAGGCCGGCCTGACGGTCGGCCGGCGACAGGAGTTGCTTCGCCAGTGCCTGTTCGATGCGCTTCAAACGCCGACGCAGCGTGAACTTCTGGAACCCGAGCGTCTGCTGTTCGAGCCCGGTGCCCCAACTGGTGGTCTTTTCGGTGTGACCGACCATGAACGGCGGCACGCCGAAGAAGCGGCAGACCTCCTCAACCGAGAAGGCCCGGCTTTGAAGCATCTGCGCATCTTCCGGGCTGATCGAGAGCTGGACCCAGTCCATGCCCCGGTCGAGCAGCATCGGCCGCCCGGCGTTGATTGCCCCGGCAAACTTCTCCTGCAGCAATTCCTCGGCCTGTTTGCGCTGGTCGAGGGTCAGGCTGTCGGCGGTTTTCAAGAGCCCGGACGGCCGCACCCCATTACGGAAGGTATCACCCGATGCCCGTTCGATCGCCTGCGCCAATCCGAAAGTCTGACGGCCGAAGCTGAGGGTCGAAAGACCGCCCAGCGGATTGCCGCCAAAGCCCCGGATGTGGAGCATGTTGTCCTGGCTGACGACACTGCGAATGCCGCCATCCGACCACTCATATTCTAGGCTGCCGTCGCGTAGACGGCGCACCGTCATCAGCTCAGGCGCGATAGGCACGCTCAGTGCGACCACTCGGCCATTACTGCCCCGGATGATCTCGGCATAGGCGTTGCCGTTCAGCTCCAGGCACGCGCAGATGAACTCCCAGAAGTCGACCGCAGTTTGGTCGGCGTTCGGGCTGTCGTGCAGAATCCGGTAAAGTGGGTGGTCGGTTGCGACAGTCCTGGCTCCACCTCGGGTCCGGTAGACCATGAGCGGGAGCGAGGCGATCGTGCCGGCCAGCAGGTTGACGCAGGCCCAAGCTGAAGCGAGCCCCAGCACGGAGCTGGTCGAAACCAGTTCACCGGTCGTGGTCGTGCGGCCACCAGCGGACTGCACCAGCCGGGGGTCAGTGAGGCCGATCGAGCGCGCGAGGTAGCTAATCGCCTTTTGAAAAAGGTTCATGCGAGGCTCTTCAGCCAATCATCAATGGAACCGAAGGTGTCGCCTGCCATCGCTGCCCCCACTGCCATGCACAGCGCGACGGCTGCATCGATCTTGTTGATGGCCCGCTGCTTGGAGAGCCACTTGTTGTCCCAGCGGTCGGTCTCGGTGACCGCCGACATCATTGCCGAGATGAGGACCGGATTGTGTTTGAGCCGGATGCGGCCCTCGAGGATCAGTTCTTCCAGGTGCCGAAGCGAGCCCGGCATCCACAGACCTTCCACAGATCCATCCACAGGTCGCGCACGCTTGGTGCCGCCCTGCGGGTGTTCGACAAAGGTAAGGTCGAGCCCGAGTTCGGCGACCTCCTCCTCGAACCGCCGGAAGGCGTAACGGTCATAGGCGACTGCCTCGACCCGGTAGTCCGATGCCATCTCGGCGAGCGCCTGCGCCACATGGCGAAAGCTGATGTTCTCGCCCGCCGGCGCATTCAGAAATCCGTCTGCGACCCACAGGTCGTAGGGCTGCTTGTCGCGCAGCACGCGGGCGCTCAGCGTGTCGCCCGGCGTCCAGACCTCGACCCATGCGTCAAAGCAGGGTTTACCGTCCTTCTCGCCATTGCGTTGAACCGCAGCCAGCGCGGTCAAATCCCTATTCTGGCTGAGGTCGAGCCCGAGCCAGACTGCCCCCCCAGCCTTGGGTTCAAACTCCGCCAGGAGAGGCTCGAGCGTTGAGCGCGCCATCCAAGCGGTTTCGGCATCCGTCCACACACAGAAGTGGAGCCGCAGTATCCCGTTCAATTGCCCCGGAATGGCTTTGGCCTGCGCCACGACTTCCGAGAGATATTGCTCGGTGATCGTAACGCCCAACAATGGGTTTGCCTTGATCCAGCAACTGGGGTCGCTCAGCGGATCGTCGCCTTCATCGAGCGCGCAGACATAGCTGAACGTGGTGTCGTCGATGACCTGACCCAGAAAGGTCGGGTCGGTCACGGCATCGGGATTACCGGCCGCCACCCGGATCGCGTGTTCGTGTTCCTCCCATGCGACCGAATTGCGGTCCGAGCCCGAGTTGGTGATCATGAACAGCAGCGGGTCGCGGCGGAATTTGAAGCCGCGCTCCAGCATCTCGATGATCGAGCGATCCGGAAGCTCGTGGACCTCGTCCGCCAGCACGAAATACGGTCGGGGGCCGGACCCAGTCTTGCCGGTATCGCGCGACACCGGGCGAAAGAAACTGCCCGAGGACAGATGCGCGATGTTGAATTCGCGCCCAGGTCCGCCCGAAAACTCCAGTCGCCGTGCCAGCGCCGGTGATTGCCGGACCATCCGCACCGCATCGCGGAACAGAATGTTGGCCTGCTCCTTCTTGGCCGCAGCCGCATAGATCTGGGCGCCAGCTTCCTTGCAGGCTGTCATCCCGTAGATGCCGATACCACCCGCGACCGGCGATTTGCCGTTGCCCTTGCCCTGCTCGATATAGGCGCGGCGGAACCGCCGCCGTCCGTCTTTGCGCTTCCAGCCGAACAGCGAGCCGACAATGAAGGCCTGGCTGGGCTGGAGCTCGAAGGGCTCGCCCTCGAACTGGCCTTCGGAAAGCTTCAACACCTCCTCGAAGAAGGCGAAGGCGTGGTTTGCCGCATCCTGGTCGAACCAGACCCCGTCCTTGCGCTTCAGATCCGCAATGTGCCGTTTGCAGGCATTGCGGACATGCGGTCCGGCCACGATCTCGCCCGCGACCACCGCAGTCGCATAAGCTAACGTCCGGTCAGGTGAAGAAGCGGTCGGCGGGGTCCGCGCCTTCATCTGGCGGCTGGGCCGCGATCCTGCTCCTGGCACTCGGCGTCATCCCGAATTCTGCGGCGTAACGCATCATGTCCGCCGCCGCCTTGTTGGCGGTGCCCACCAGCGGGTTCTGGATCGCGTTGCCGTTCGATGTCTTGATCATGAGGCCGCCAGTCAGCTGGTCCTTCTCGGCCATCTTCGCGATCGCGCGTTCGGCCTGGACCCAGCGGCCATAGGCCATGGCGTAAGCGGCGAGCGCTGCCCGATCGATCTCGGAGAGGATCCCGAGGTTGTAGAGCTCGGTCGCCACCCGGTTCCATTCCTCAACCGCGTCTGTATTGAGATGGGCTGGCGGTGCCGGGATGGCTGCTTTGGCCTTTGCCTCCTTGCGGTTGACCTGCCGTTTGCCGGGGTTGGAGGTCACAAGCTTCAGCTGCGTGGGCTTCGGCTTTCTGCCGGTAATCATGCAGCCTCAGCTATTCTCCCGCCTGCAATCTCGTCAAAGGTCCGGCCGTCACCCTCGAGGGTCGCAGCTTTGCCCGTAAAATCCTGCCAGCGCTTCACGGCAACATCGATGTAAGCGGGATTCAGCTCGATGGCGTGGACAACGCGGCCGGTCATCTCACCAGCAATGATGGTAGTGCCCGAACCAGAAAACGGCTCATAGACTGCTTGTCCCGGGCTGGAATTATTCTCGATCGGGCGCTTCATGCACTCGACTGGCTTTTGCGTTCCGTGACCCGTCTCGTTCTTCTTGGGCTTGGCGATATGCCAGACGGTGGTCTGCTTGCGGTCACCGGCCCAGTGACCCTTCGCGCCCTTCTTCACAGCGTACCAGCAGGGCTCATGCTCCCAGTGATAATCGCCGCGCGAGAGCACGAGCTGGCCCTTGTCCCAGATGATCTGGGAGCGGAGCATAAGATCGCAGGCAGCAAGACTGTCGCCGACAACGCCAGCGTAGAGCCCGGCGTGCCAGACATAGGCAACGTCGCCCGGGAACAACGCCCAGGCCTCGCGCCAATCGGCCTTGTCGTCGTTCAGGACCTTTCCTTTGGCAGTCCCGGAGGCGGCAACGCCGGCCTTTTCCCGCCACGCTGGATCGTACTCGACGCCGTAAGGCGGATCGGTGACCATCAGGTGGGGCGAGACGCCGTTCAGGGCCTTGGCCACGGTGTCAGCATCAGTGCTGTCGCCGCAGACCAACCGGTGCTTGCCCAGCAGCCAGACATCACCCGGCCTGGCGACTGGATCGATGGGCGCCTCTGGAATCTCGTCCGGGTCGGTGTTGCCCTCGGTCTTCTCGGCGAGCAGCTTTGAAAGCTCATCATCCGAGAACCCGGTCAGCAGCAGATCGAAGTCGAAGCCTTGCAGATCGCCGAGTTCGACCGCGAGCAGTTCAAGGTCCCAGCCGGCGTTGAGGGCCAGCTTATTGTCGGCGATGACATAGGCCTTCTTTTGGGCCTCGCTCCAGCCCTTGGCGACCATGGTCGGGATATGGGTCAGGCCCAGCTTGCGTGCAGCCGCCAAACGTCCGTGCCCCGCGAGAAGTCCACCGTCCTCATCAACGAGGATCGGGTTGGTCCAGCCCCACTCGCGGATCGAGGCTGCGATCTGCGCGACCTGTTCGTCCGAGTGCGTGCGGGAGTTGCGCGCATAGGGCGTGATCTTCTCTATCGGCCAGAGCTCGCTGCTCTGGGCCGGCCAGTTCTGATCCATAGATGTCCTTGAAACGGGTTCGGCCGCAGGAGTCCGGAAGGGCTTGCGGCACTTGTTTGCAATGTCGGTAAGCCGCTATGGCGCTGGAGGTGGGGCCTGTAGCTCAGTTGGTTAGAGCTGGCCGCTCATAACGGCTAGGTCGCGGGTTCAAGTCCTGCCGGGCCCACCAATCAAATAAGTTCGAGCTCGCTCAGCACCTTCGCTGCGTCGAGCAACTGGTCGGTCTGGACCGTGATCTCGATCGTCATGCTGTCTGCGGTCGCGCTGGCGTAAACGCCGCCCTCGTAGAGTTCCTGTTCAATCGTCTCGATCACCGCGATGATCCGGCTGCGGTCGAAGTTCTCGGGCAGCGTGCGGATCGCAAGGCGGATAGTGCTGGTGATGCCCGCGCTCATTCTGCGTCTGCCATGATCTCGTAAAGGCCGACAAAGCCGGTCAGGTAAGGCAGGCCCTTTGGAATGCCATGTTCCCGCGCAGTGTTGCGGTCGATCTTCCAGCCCATCCAGCGGGTGATGGCGGCGTCGATGGCCCTTTCAAGGCCAAGCCCGGTGTGCATGCCGTTGTGCACATCGTCGGCGAAGTGTCGACCGTGGCGGCTGTCGAGGAAATCCCGCACCCCTTCCGCGCTGCCCACCGTGACCTTGGTAATCGCCGGGAAGGCAATGGCCCAGGCTGCATCGGCATCGGCGAAGGCGCTGCTGGTGCCGAAGAAGCCCCAGGCTTCGTTGGCAGTTGGCAGGGTCGAGTTGGTCATCTGCATCGCTCCGTTTTCGTGAAGCGACTACCGCTCTTATCGCGGCGACTATCCAGTCAATTCGATGGAAAACATCGACCCTATGGGATCTGACCCCCGGTCCGAGTTTCGCGGTTGCGTAAAGTTTGGGCCAAGCGCGGTGTCCCCCGCCGAGGGCCCAGACTTTCGAGCCGCCCCCCGGCCTGGTCAGCCGATCGGCCACCCGTCGGGGCCCACGGCGACCGTCCTGCGTCGGCCGAATTGTTCGGCAGTCCGCTTGGCATGGCACTCGGCGCAAAGGCAGCGGATGTTACTGTCTTCGTCCGATCCGCCATGGGCCAGCGGCACGATGTGATCAGGTACGGTCGCCTCGCGGACAATCCCGGCGGAGTAGCAATCGCGACAGAGGGGTTCTGCCTTTAATCGACGCAGGCGCTGTGCAACGCCTTGGCGTCCCCGAAGTCGTTCAGCCATTGCACAGCGCCTGCAACGAGAAACGCCCGGAAGCTGGTAAGCCCCGGGCGCAACTCGCATCACTACATTTCGGAAACAACTATAGCAGATCTATGCTCCCGTCAATGCTGAATTGTATTTTTATCGTTGAATCACAGTTTGTTATATCAATCGCTAGGGCGGACGATACTGGAAGCGAACTGTCCCTATTGATACCGAACAGGGTTACCAGTGCTTCGAGCCCGTGCGCCAGATTACGCAGGTCCGCATCTCCCCAGCCTGCGGCATCCACCTCGTAGCAGACCACCGCGTGGACAAGCATGCTCGGTCGCCGACCGGTCGCGGCGATGGCATCGTGGTCAGCAGTCCGCAGCATCAGGATTGCCGCCGCTGCCCGCTTGCGGATCTTTTCAACGTAGTCCGGATCGTGCTCCGTGAGACTGCGACCGAAGATCCCTTCGTCGAGAAGCAGACCGCTGGCCGAATGCGGGTGGATGGGCGGCATCCCCATGACAGCCCGGTTGCGAGCCATCAGGTCACCATAGAGTTCGGCTGCCGCCAGTTGCTCTGCCGAGATCTTGCCGGCGAATGCCAGCCTCCCGATCGCCGACCCCAGGCGCTCGTCCTTCGCCTGCCTGGCGGTGACGCCATACTGACGCTGGCGGGCATCAAGCACGGTTGCTGTGACCTCCCGCATTGTCTCGGCTTTGCCCGGTTGCACCAGCTTGCCGCAGGGGTGGCGGCGGCCCGCCTTGCGCTTACGACCGCGTGCCACGGATGATCTCCGGGATGAGCGCCGCATAGCCGATCACATCGACGGGGCCGTCTACGTAGCTGGGGTCGTGCGCCAAGCGGGCCAGCTTCAGGTCGATCATGCACAGCGCCACCTGCTGGGCGGTGACAGGCGTGCCAAGGGTGATCGACCAGCGCCGGGCGATGGCCTCCATCTGGGTTTTGGGATCTCCGTAGGCGGCACCGCGATCTTCGAGCACCTGCGCTACGCGCTTCAGGAATCCAACCGCGCTCACCGGACACCTCCCCGGGTCTCGATGGCCCAGAGCAAGATCGCGATGGCGTCAGCCTCGTTGTCGTCGGCGGGCGCAAAGCCCTTGGCCTGAACGGCCGCGATGACAGCCGCCTTGTCGGCATTGCCCTTGCCGGTGATGAACCGCTTGATCGTCCCAACGGGGACGCCCTGGTAAGCAACAAGATGCTCTTCGCACCACGCGGTCAGCATGCCCAGCAGGCCGCCATAGACATGGGCCGCATCGGTACCGGCATGCCGGCGGACCTCCTCGAAGTAGATCGCCTTGATCGGACCGGCATCGAGATCTAGCTGCTCGAGCCAGCGCCGGAAGCGCAGGTAGCGCATACCGCCGCCATCGTAGCGGGTGTGCTTCAGCGACACCGTCCCGGTGCTGATATGCCCGTCGGGCGATTGGAGCGCCCATCCGGCACTGGTGCCGAGATCAAGGGCAAGTATGGCTCCGCGGGTGATTGTGCCGGTAAGCTGGGCTTGGGAACCATTCGGGCAGGCAACGGCCTGCAATTCAGGCAGGGTCATGACGACCTCCTCTTCGTTTGGGGCGGTCGGGGCGAGGCAGTGGGCCGGTGAAGGCTGGCAGCTCGCCCGGACCCGAAGCGGGTCTGGTCAGGTCGTCATTGGGGCGGACTTCTCCACCCGTAATCTTTATGAGGTTTCATGCGGGCCGATTGAAACATCGGAGCCGCCAACCCCTTGTGTAACCGAGGTAATATACAATCTTTCAATTATTATTATTTTCATAGGGGTATACCTCTCTCCCTATAAAATGCGCGCGTACGCGAGGGGATATATAGGGCTCCCCTTGAAAGATTGAACATTCCAGGTCATCCGGATTTATCGTTTATATTCATCGCGATATACCTCGAAATCCTGATTGTGACGAATTCCACCACCTTGAAGGACCACCTTTCGATGGCAGGGGTCATCCCGGTGCAGCGCGTTGGGGCTCGATCGTCTTGCCACTCGCGTCCCGCCAATTACCCGACCAGCGCGCCAGTCGGTAGACCATGGCCTGCCTGGTGGCTGAACTGCGCATGCCCGTCGTCACGTCACCGCTCTCGATCAGAGTCTGAATAATATCGTCGCGATCCCGAGATTTGAGCCACTGGGAGCAGCGCGTCAGTTCAGACTTGGTGATGCCCTTGGCGCCGGCTGCCCGGATAAGTTCACGCAGTCGTTTCAGGTGTGCCTCGGTTTCGGTATCGGCGACATGGCGCTCGACGGCTTCCATGGCCCGCTGCGCATAGTGACGCACGAAAGCAATGGCCCAGTCCGCATCGTCGATGGTGATGACGGGGTTCACCGGATCATTGCCCACCGCGACAATCAGCGCGAGTTTCATGGCGATCTCACCGATGCGCGCAAGGATGGCGGTAAAGGCCGTGCCCGCAGCCGCCCGCAATTCGTCGGTCAGCTCCCCACTCAGCGCCTTGAACCGCGCACGTGCCTCGTCGGTCATCGGCACCGTTGTCAGCACGACAGCGGTTTGCGGACCAGACGTGGCGCCCGCCAAATTGCCGCGCTGCTGCCCGGGCCCCGACGCCAGCAGCTGGAGCCCTGCGATCAGGTCCGCAGGCGGGGTGCGAAGCCCGACGGCGACGTTTTCGTCTGGGTAGTCCTCGTCACTGGGCAGGATCAGGAAGCGGGCGAGCGAGCCATCCACCACATTGGCTCCTTGCAGCGCGCCCCAGAAGTGCAGCGGGGTCGTGGTGCCATAGACGCAGAGACACGGCTGAACGATGTCACGCCGCTCATTCGTGCCGTCGCGGTTGGCATATTCCGCACCCAGGAAGATCCCACCGGCCGAGGTGTAAAGCTCGGTCATGTTGTCGAGGATCTCGGTGATATGGCGCGGGCTGCGTTTGCGATCTGCCGCTGCGGAGAGGAACATCCCGAACTCGTCGATCTGGAACAGGATCGCCGGCTGGCGATGCAAGGCGGTCAGCAGTCCCGCTCCGGACGCGATCTTGTTACCGCCCAGGTGGTTCGCAAGGCCGGCCTCGAACAGCACCTCGTTGATGATCTCACGCGAGTGGTTCTTGCCCGAACCGCTGTCCGCGATGCCGACCACATATAGGTTGGAGCGCAGGTTGCTCTCCGTGCGGTACAACCGCCCCATGAGCGCGCCGATCGCGCAAAGGCTGGCGCCAAGCGACAACAGTGGCTGAGGACGACGAGCGGTCGACAGCATGTAATCGGTCAGCTTGCCGACGAGCCCACCTGGGATCGTGAGGTTGAAGGTTGCGGGCGCAGTCACTGCTTCGGCATCTGCCGCAACGTCGAGCCGGGCCAACATGCCGGAAGCAGGATGGCATCCGTCGGTCGGCTGACTGCCATCGAGCACCATGCCGGGCTCGGGCTTCCAGCCGCGTTCCATGGCGAGATGGTAGATGGTGCCCGCACCAATCCGGTCCGGGCGGAAGCTGGCCCACGCCTTCTCGGTGACGGCAGGATCATTCTTCGCCGCCTGATCGGACCAGTCGGTGAAGACATCCTTGCCGGCTTCACCCAGGCTGCCCTTGATGGCCAACCCGATCCGCACCCAGCTGTCGTAATCCAGATCGTTGTTGGGGATCTGGGTCAGCGCCGAACACACCGCCTCGATGGTGCCGGTCTTAGCGTGACCCGGTACGGCCGAACTTGTGCTCGCAGGCGTGCTCAGGCTTGCCGGACGCAGTTCAGGCGGGACCAGCGCCAGTGCCTCATCCATGAACGCTGCGGCCATCTCTGCATCGATGACCGGCAGGCTTTCCAGATCGAGTTCTGACAGACCTTCCTCGGGCCAGGCGTAGGGCTGTCCGGTATCGGGGTGGTCGGCGTAAGCGACGAACTGTTGGCCCAGACACAGGACCTCCAGTGGAGCCCGGCGAATGCCGCGGAACGGAGCGCTGGTGCGATAGACAAGCAGGCGTTTCGGCGCCCTGCCAATGCGCAGTGCCGGGGTGTCGCCAAGCCGCGCGCGTGCCAGCTGCTCGATCTGCAGCGCAAGGTCCGGGTCCGACAGGATGTCGATATCGATAGCCGCAACGTCGCCGCCGACAATACCGATGCCGCAGTCCGGCCAGCCCGACCATGTCGCAACCTCGACCTCAGTGGTCGGCCGCTCTGCATGACGGTTCCATTCGGGGTAATCGACCCATGCGCCGCGCTGGTACCGGCCCGGCTTCTTACCGCCGGGCGCGATGGGCAGGATCGTATAGCCGTTGGCTAGGAGGCGCGAGCCGTGGCGCGCCATGAAGGACGTGCTCATTAGAAGGGGCACTCCGACATGTCGGCGGCAAGCTCGCGAAGGTGGTCGCAATAGCCCGTGACCAGATGCTCGACGAAGGCGGACCACTCCGCGTCGGTCAGCGCCACAAGGTCGGTCTTGCCGATCTGTTCGAGATAGCGCCCACCGGCTTGTCCGCCGCGCATCATGGCGGCCTGTTCATTGCGGTTGGTATTGATCATGCCCTGCCTCCGGTGACAGAGTTCCTGGCAGACGCGGCTGCAAAGATATTTCCGGCTTTCGTCCCGGCGGGAATCGGAAACCCGGTAGTGCGGGACGAACCAGCCGAAGCCGCGGGGTTCGCGGTGGCAGACGGAGCAGAGCCCTGGGTTGGCGTATGGCATGTGTCGAACCTTGCCCTGGTAATTTCGGTGTAGTTGCCTGATGGGCGCACAGCGATGTGGCTGGGGCGGCGCAGACGGTGGACCAGCTGGAGAGCCGCATAGACCGAGCGCGGCACAGGAATGCCAGGCGCCCGTTCACGCCACCATGCCTCGGCCTTGGTGCGGGGGTAGCCGGTGTGCTCGAGACAGATCCACTCGTGGTGCCAGCCAAGGCCACACTGATAGGTGACCTTGAGCGAAGGGCGGCCACCCGGCTTTTCATGGCGCTGGTAGGTGACGTTGGAGACCTGCAGCCATTCCGGACGCTTGGGCTTGCCTGACGACAGCACGGCCAGTGTCGATGCGGTGGGTGCCAGTTTCACCTTGCGGGCCGGAAAAATGTATCCGCAATCCGGACATTCCAGAGCTGCGGCAGCAACGATGCTCTCGCACTCGGGGCAGACCTTGACCGGCGCATCACCGTCGCCCGAACCCGGCCGCTTCGGCTTCACGAGATCGATCGGACCGTGACGTTTCACGTTTCCGGCGAAGTCCAGGACGAGGCAATTGTCCTTGCCTTGCGCCAGCCGCGTGCCGCGCCCAGCCATCTGGACGTAAAGCCCGGCCGACTTGGTCGGACGCAGCATGGCGATCAGGTCAACGGCCGGGGCGTTGAAGCCGGTGGTCAGCACCCCCATCGATGCCAGCGCGCGGATCTTGCCGGCCTTGAACTCCGCAATGATGCGATCGCGTTCGTCCTTGGGGGTATCGCCGAAGATGGTAGCGCAACTGATCCCGCACCGGCGGAATTCCTCGGCGACGTGGGTCGCGTGACTGACGCCCGAACAGAAGGCGAGCCACGACTTCCGGTCTTGGCCATATTCGATGATCTCACCGACGGCGGCCTTGGTGATCGCGTCCTGGTCGACCGCCTTCTCGAGATCACGGGCGATGAACTCGCCCCCACGCGAACCGACGCCAGTCACATCGAGCTTGGTCTTCGGCTGCTTGGACATCAGCGGACTGAGGTAGCCAGCCATGATCAGGTCGCGGACCGACACCTCGTAAGCGATGTCGGTGAACAGCGCGTTTTCGCCTTCGTGCAGCATTCCGGAATCAAGGCGATATGGCGTGGCCGTCAGCCCGATCACCTTCAGTTTCGGGTTGATCCGCTTCATAGCATCAAGGAATTTGCGGTACATCGTGCTGGCCTTGCCCGGAATGAGATGGGCTTCGTCGATCAGGATGAGATCGCAGTGGCCGATTTCCGATGGCCGGCGGTGGATCGACTGGATGCCTGCGAAGAGGATACGTGCTTCGACATCGCGGCGACCGAGGCCAGCCGAGTAGATACCTGCAGGCGCTTGGGGCCACAGGCCCAGCATCTCGGCATGGTTCTGGGCGATGAGTTCGCGGACGTGCGTCACAACCAGAATGCGCTGGTCCGGCCAGGCCTTGAGGACCCCGTCGATAAACGAGGCCATGACCAGACTTTTGCCGCCAGCTGTCGGGATAACTACCAGTGGGTTGCCGTTGCTGTCTTCGAAGTAGCTGTAGATCGCGGCGATCGCCGACTGCTGATAGGGGCGGAGCTTAAGCATTTGCGGCCTCCTTCTGGCGCGCGTCGTTCAGCCAGTCGGAACCGTCGACCATCCGGTAGGCGACGAAATCCTCGCCGGCGTCAGTGACGGTTCCGGGGACGAGATCAGGGATGAAGAGATGGCGGGCGCAGGCGCGGCGCTGATCCTGGGCATCAAGCCTGCGATCGTGGCGGGCGCAGTGCCAACCGCCGTCTACGGGCGTGGAATGCAGACAGGTCCGGCAGTTTACGGCCGCAGCCTTACTAGCGTGGCAGGCAGCATGGTGCGAGCACATGCGGCACTCGAACCAGGTAGGATCATCGCTGATCCTAGCCGGAGCATGCTGGGCCTCGATGGTGCGTTTGGCCTTGTCGAGCAGCCGCGCCGCAGCCTCAGGATCGGCCTCGATCCGCTCGATGTGCAAAGCGTCGGTGTCCTTGCAGACCGCAATGTACATGGCCCGGGTCAGCCCGGTGAGGTGCATGTAGATCTGCATCTGGGCCGCGTGCTGGGGCTTTGATTTCACGACGCCCTTGGCAACGAGATCCGCGAAGCTCTTGATCGAATGGGTCTTGAACTCGACGACGTGCCAGGTTTTCGGTGCCTCCAGCAGGCCAAGGGCGACGCCATCAAGCGAGCCGCCAAAATGACCGCCATGGGCTTCGACGCGGAACTGGCGACCGGTTTCGGGATCGACCTCCAGCACCGTGGCACCGGTCGAGCGCAGGTTGGCGACGATCCGGTCTTCCTCGCGCTGACCAGTCTCGAACAGGCGAAGCATGCGACCAGAGAAGCGCGAAGGCGTGACCCAGCGGAAATCAAACCACAGCGCGCGGCCGCAGGGCTTGCCGATCAGCGATGCGCCGAGATGTTCGCGGAAGCCGTCACCCTGGCGGTTTTCGTATGCGGCATAGATCGCCGTCAGGGTCGGTGTCGGCGGGGCGGGAAGTTCTGCCATCACAGTTCCTCCGCTTCGCTGCGGACGCGCGCTTCGGCGAGCAGTTCGGCCCAGACGTCGGGATCGTGTCGGGCGCGCAGGATGTCGATCAGCGCGTCCTTGACCTTGTTGCGGCGGTGCCAGCCGCTGCCATCGGCAAGCAGTTCAGCCCGTTCGCGGTAGAGGTGGCGCTGCGCGGTCCGGGCGCGGTTGAACCACACCGGGTCGATCGGCTTTCCCTGCGTCTGGCGGGTCAGATCGGCGGTCGCGATCTGGGTGCGGATCTTGGCGATGGCGTCGTCGAGTTCGATCAGGCGGCGCTGTTTTTCAGGCAAGCCGGGGGCGTTCGCGGCCACAGGGGCCGCGTTGAGCGGTTCAGTCATGGTCAGTCTCTTTGTCTGGCTGAGGCCGCCGCGATTTCCCGCAGCGGCCTGCAGGGGTCAGCCGTTACGGTTCCAGGGGGCAGCAGCCGGAGCGGCCGGAGGCTGCGAGGCCGCGGGCGCTGCCTGATAGGCAGGTGCCGCCGGCGCCTTTTCCGGGACGAGGTAACGGATCGTGTTCTTCTCCGAATACCCGTCCTTGGGCGGCTTCACGCCAACCTGGATCGACATCGGTACCAGGTGCAGATCAACGCTGTCATTGACCTGCAGCTTGCCGGTCGCATGGCAAATGGCCGACAGAGTGCGCTGCGCGATCTCGACCGTCTGCGGGTTCGAGTTCACGAGGTTCAGCTGGTCGAACAGCTTGCGGCCCTGGTACGGCCCTTCGATGATGTCGAGCATCAGCCAGAGAAACTGGCCCATGCCGTTGCGGGTGACGCGCATCTCGCTCTCGACGATTTGGGCGCGGTATTTGCCGGCGGGGAGAACGTCGTAGCCAGTGGTGGGTTCGATGCCGGTCGCATCGAAGGCGGTATCAAAACGTGCCATGGTGGAAATCTCCGGTCTGATTAGGACTGTTCGGGCTGGGGCATGGCCGCGACGAAGGCTTTCCAATCGAGCGGAAGCGTGTCGGGCAGGCCGTAGCGGTTCTTGGCGAGGAAGGCCGGACGCTCGGCAGTGTGAAGTACGCGTTCACCGGAGCCGAGCGCACGGGCTACCTTCTTGTTAAAGCCAACGTCGGCCTTCGCGATGGACATGCGATAGTTGGCAAAAAGCACGACATCGCAGTGCTCCTGCAGCAGGGCTGCGGCACGGGCCTGAAGCTTGATGACGTAGCGGTCGTAGGGCTCGTGCTCAGGGCTATCGAAGCGCTTGATGTCGGTGTGGGCGATCTGGACGATGGCCATGCCGCGGCGATCGCGAAGGGCATTCAGGCGGTCGAGATATTCGCGCCAGACCGTGAGCGCCTCGGCATAGCCCTTGCCGAAACCCGGGGCTTCGATCGAGGCCCAGCCATTGCGGCGGCAGGTCTCGGCCCAGACCAGCGGTTCCAGCCAGTCCACGCTGTCAATGACGACGGTGCTGTAAGCGTGCTCTTCGTTGAGCAGAGCATCGAGCGCTTCGACTACATCGGCGTAGCTGGTGGCGAGCGGGAAATGCGGGACCTTCAACATGCCAAGGCCGTCCTCGGTCATGATCACGACGGGGGCGTCGGCTCCAGCAGCGAAGGTGGTTTTCCCGACCCCATGCACGCCATGCATAAGGATACGGGGCGGGCGCAGCGTGCTCGACGTCTGCAGAGAGGAAAGGGAGATCGCCATCAGTTGGCACTCCCCTTGAGCGCGGACTTCACGGCCGGGTCGATACCGATGGCGCCGGCTTCGCGGGCCATCTTGTACAGGCGCTTCAGGGCCGAGGCGCGGTTGGAAGCAGTGATGCTTTCCTGGTCGGCAGCAACGATGGCGAAGGCGATATCATCGACGGTCGCATCTTCGAGCGGCAGCGGGTCACCGCTTTCGCGAGCCGGATGCTTGGGGAACGTAACCGCATCGGGTAGGTCTTCGAGGGCGTAATGGGCTTTGCGCAGACGCGCGATCGGGTTCGGGAACAACATGGCGAGACCTTTCATTCGGGGAAATCGCTGGCCCGGGCATCGACCTCAGGCTCGCTGGAGTAGACGGCCAACAGCGGCGTGCCGTCGGCATGGGTGCCGGCTTCTTCGATGTGATACCGGCGCTGGACCTCGAAGATTTCCGGCAACTCCCAGCGACGATAAAGGCCAGGGATCCGCTTCAGAGGTTCAGTCGGGATGGCAGTAATGTCGCTCATCAACTGGGACTTCCTTTGTGTGGAAGGACGCTCGGTGCGTCCGAAGTTGAAAAGCCAAGGGCGCGCACCGAGCGGGACAACAGGGTCAGGATTTTTGTTCGGCGTGTTCGCGCAGGCGCTTGAGCGCGCGCTGGAACCGTTTGCGCGCGGCCGGTTCTGAAAGGCCCAGTTGCTGGCCCGCCTCCGCCTGGGTGTATCCGTCGATGACCACACGAAGGACCAGTTCTGCATCGACGCCGATGAGGTCGGTCAGCTCTGCAAGCAGGCGTTCCGGTGAAAGGTCCGGATCAACGAAATCCGCGATCCCGCCGTGCAGGTCAGTGTCGAACTCATCCTGTATGCCCTGGCGTGCGATTTCCCGATTGTGCGACCTGAGGATGTCCCGCTCGACGTTCTTGATGATGGTCGCAGCAATCCAGCTGACCTTCGAGAGATCAAGATCCCGGATCGCGGCCGTGGCACGCCCAAGAATCTCGGAGGCAAGTTCGTCAATCTGGCCGAGGCGTCGGGCGCGGGAACGCCGAAAGACGCCATCCAGTCCAGGCCACAGTGCAAGCAGCATAAGGGTAAGAGCACAGTCCCCGGCACGGTCGTTCGATTTGGCGCTCTCAATCAGCCCAGTCAGGATGGTGTTCTTTTTGTCCGCGGGCGCATCGCCGCGATGGAGGTGATCCAGCAATGCCGCCGGATCCGGAAAACGGTTCAATGCGCGGTGGCTGCTACGGACCGCGGCGAAGCCGCGATGGAAGTTAAGGGTGGAAGAAGAATGCATGAGATTCCCGTGGAAATCGTGCCACGTGAAGGACATTGGACGCCTGCCTTGCGGCCGGGCGTCCAGCGCCTCCTTCCGGCCAGGTCAGGACGTCGAGCGCCTCTGCGTTTTTGGGATTTTGGAGAGTGTTCGCGCCTCAGCGCAGCGCGGGGCTGGTCGCCGTATTCAGCGACGCGCAACCGCGGCAGGTGGCCACCACGGGGAAGCCCACGAGGTATTCGTGCCCCCGCGCGAAGCGCAGGTGCATCTGGCCGTCACGGCAGACGCCGAGCAGCTTGGCACAGCTGGTGCAGCGCCATTCACGTTCAGTGGTGAAAGGGGGCGTGCCGGCGTTGTGGTTCTGATTGGCCACGCGGCGAGAGTGGTAGGGAGTCGTCATCGGGTGTGCTCCTCGTTTCAGGGAGCACACCCAATAATCACCTCTTTGTTCGACCGTCCCGCATCGTATGTTCGACGCTTGTTAGACGGACCTATGCAGTCTGCGTTGCGCCGACCGCCAGCCGCCAATAACCCCGCTTGGCGCCTTGGGAGATGTAGACGTCCCGAATGCTGTTCCAAGCTTCCTTGCGGAAGGCACTTTGTGGGCTGCGAGTGCCCGGCCCTTCCATAAGCACTTTCACCTGCACGTCAGCGCTACCGGCAATATGCGCCGATACCAGTCGTTCAAAAATCTTGATTTGCTCAGCGCCAGTGAGGGTGAGCGGATCCTTGCCTGGTATATGCAGCGTAGCTGATTGCGTCCCAGACCGCAGAACTTGCGGTATCGCGCCGCCCCGTGCGAGCGTCAGGTTGTTTCGGTAGGCAAGCTCCAGGCCATCACGTGCAATCACCAGCTCTTCGCCAACTGGCGAAAGGTTGGAGAGTATGGGCACAACCACATTGGGGCCAAGGTAGGCAGGCATTTCGGAACTTGCGCACAGGACGATTCCCACGCCCGCGCTGTTCCGGGCACGGAGCATGACATCCAACCGGCTGATGGTTTTCAGATCATCGAGCCGCCGCGCGAAATACAACGGTACTTCAGCTGCATCGACCTGCATCGAGCCGAGCAAAGTCAGATCATCGTCAAAGGCTTCAGACGCACGCTTGTGCAGCAACGGCTTAAGCAAACGCAAAATGGTTTCGTGCAACCAATCCTTGTTGATCACATACATCTGCAGGTCAGGAGCTGGCCGTGTGCCCCCATCTTCACCGAATGGGCCGATTGTCTGCACCATCGCAAGGGTGGCAGAGGGTTGGACACGGAACTCGCCATCGATCCCATGATCATCTCCGTGGATGACATCCTGCCGTTCGCGACGCTCCAGCAATCCGCCTTCGATCAGACGACCTGGATCCAGCCCCATTTCCTGAAGGCGCGAACCGCTCACTTGCTCGTCGACGCGATCGTACAATTCCACCAGCTGCGAGAATATCGACCGCAAGTCGCCGTTTTCGATCTGCCTGAATGCGGTCATGATCCCCCAGGAGTCCAGCAATGCATATCCAAAGCTACGTTCTTCCGGATCCTTGTTGCTTTGAAGGTTGCAACTCTTGCTGCCCGCGATCGTAATGTTCAGCGTGCGCTCGCGCGCATCACCTTCCTTGCTGTAGGCAACAGCAATGCCGATCTTGCTGAAACCCTCGGCTCGGCTGAAGACGTTATTCGGCCTGAGGTACTGGTTTGCGATTTCCTCGATATCGTCTTCGATCGAAACCTTAAGCGACAGCTTTCGACTCCAGGATCCGAGCCGGACCTCGGCTTCGAGGACACGGGCAAGGCGGATGTCAAAGCCGGGAATGGAAGGAAGCGGCAGGCTGAACCCTGTCCGAAATCGCGAGAGGTTGTACCGCTTCCATGTGAGCGGCTTGCGCGAAACATCGTGTCCAAGCGCAACCTCGGCGAACGCACTGCTGATTTGTTGTCGGACGTTGGCGCTGTCGGCGCACACTTCGATCTGTCGGCTCGATGGCGTGTAAATCAAGGTCGCTTCGTTCGGCGGGCGGAAATAGATCGTACCTCTGCGTCCATCGGCTTTATGGTCGTAGACGCTCGACAAGGGCCCGCCGTGCCGCACAATCAGCATAATTGATGCCAGATGCGTGGTTGTCGCGGGGAGATCCAGAGCTTTGACTGTGCAGGCAGTCTTGAGATCAAGAACCTTTGTGATTTGCTTCGCCAGCGCCGCTTCGTCGATTAAGGAAGCATCGACGGCGACTGCCTTCTCGAGCTCGACCTCGAAGGCGTCGTACATCTTGCCATAGTCTCGGAACTGGCGTGCGAAATAGAAGCTCTCTGCGTCCTCGAAGCCCCTTCGCGCATTCAAGAATGACCATATGCTGCGGCAAAGTGGATCAGGCTGGTTCGTGAATTCTCGCAGCACATCCTCTTCGAACTGCTTTTCCGCAATTGTGTCGAGTGAGGAAATGCCTTTCCCGTCAGCAAGTGACCTCACCCTTCGACAGCGCTGCTCAATCGGACGCAAGTCATCAGTATCGAATTGTGACAGCGTATCGATCAACTGTTTCCGAAAATCGCTGGCAGCATCAAAATTACCGGGATCAGGCACTTCATCCTGCAACCCGAAATCGGGCTCCGTGTCATTTTCACGAACTGCGAGAAGCGACGCAAGAAGGTCGATCCTGGCATCTTCGATAATACCAAGGGCGAACGGTCCGATGGAATTTGGTTTTCGTGACATGCGCCCCCTGAGCATCGGTGATGCGTATACTGTGATTCGAGAGGGATGATCGCTGCCGCAGAGGCAGTTCGCAAGGGGGATGTTCCGCACTTGTTCACACCCTGTGGGCAGTCTTACCGCCCAGTGTCCCATTGAACATCGCTGCCTGGCTTTTCCGTCTTGGCACCACCGCTCGATTCCGTCGGGCACTAGACGGAGACCCCCAAGTGAAACGCCCGAACCCACTTCACCCGGACAAGATGTCGCCAGCCGCGCGGCGGGCTGAACTGTGTGATCTGCTTGGTGCGGGGCTTGCTCGCCTGCACCTGGGGAATATTAGTCAACTATCTGAAGAAGATGGAGACTTTCCGCTACACAACTCGCTCGAACAGAGCGGTAGTGCCGGTGCAACTCACCGGAGCAACGCACAATGAAACCTGATCCCGTACTCGCACGGCTGGCGGCCATGAAGGAAGCGCCCATCGCTGAACTGAAGAAGCAGTGGCGCGAACTGTTCAATGAGGAGCCGCCGGCCTTCAACCGGCGCTACCTCGAAAGCCGACTGGCCTACCGCATCCAGGAACTGGCCTACGGCGGCCTGAAAGTGGAAACGGTCAAACGGTTGCAGCAGCTGGGCGAACAGCTCGACGGCGGCAACATCACTACCCGCCGAGTCCGCGCCGACCTGAAGCCCATCACCGGCACACGCCTGATCCGTGAATGGCAGGGGGTGGAGCACACCGTGACCGTCACCCTCGACGGCTTCGAATGGCAGGGGCGCCCCTACCAGTCACTGTCCGCAATCGCCCGCGCCATCACGGGCTCACGCTGGAACGGCTGGGTCTTCTTCGGCCTCAAGGATCATCGGAGGGCAGCATGAACAAACCGCTCGTCCGCAAGCTGCGCTGCGCGGTCTACACGCGCAAATCATCGGAAGAAGGTCTCGAGCAGGAGTTCAACTCGCTGCATGCTCAGCGCGAAGCCTGTGAGGCCTACATCACCAGCCAGCGTGCCGAAGGGTGGGTGCTGGTCCGCGACCAGTATGACGACGGCGGAATTTCCGGTGGCACCCTCGATCGCCCGGGATTGAAGCGCCTGCTTTCGGACATCGAGGACGGGCTAGTCGACGTGGTGGTGGTCTACAAGATCGACCGCCTTTCGCGATCCCTGATGGACTTTGCCAAGCTGGTCGAGGTGTTCGACCGAAACGATGTGACGTTCGTGTCGGTGACGCAGGCGTTCAATACGACGACCAGCATGGGCCGGCTGACCCTCAATGTCCTTCTGTCCTTCGCCCAGTTCGAGCGCGAGGTGACCGCTGAACGCATCCGCGACAAGTTCGCAGCTTCCCGGGCCAAAGGGATCTGGATGGGCGGCGTCCCCCCGCTGGGTTATGATGTTCAGGCGCGAAAGCTGGTGGTGAATGAAACGGCCGCTGCCAATGTCCGCTACATTTTCCAGCGGTTCCGCGATGTCGGCTCGGCCACACTTCTGCTGCGGGAATTGCGGGAGCAAGGTATCACGACCCGGCAAGGCAAGACGATTACCAAGGGCTACTTGTATCGCCTGCTCGCCAACAAGGCCTACATCGGCGAGGCCGTTCACAAGGGTAACAGTTATCCCGGCGAACATGACGCGATCATTGATCAGGAGCTCTGGGATGCTGTGCGCGCCATCACGAAGGAAAGCCCTCGGACCCGGGCAAACCGTTCGCGCGCCAATACGCCTGCGCTGCTGAAGGGGCTGCTCTGGGGTTCGGACGGCGGGGCGTTTTCACCGACCCACTCCTGCAAGCACGGCAAGCTCTACCGCTACTACGTCAGCCAGACGCTGCTCCGCCACGGAGCAGGCTCCACCACGGTCGGACGCGTGCCTGCCGCCGAAATCGAAGGCGCGGTCGTCAACCAGCTGCGGGCCGTGTTCCGGCAGCCGGAAATCATCATCGGCGCATGGAAGGAGGCCGTCAAACACGCCCCCGCAATGACCCAAGATCAAGCGCGGGATGCACTGATCAATCTGGACCCCATGTGGGATGAACTGTTCCCGGCCGAGCAGGCCCGGATCGTGCAGCTCTTGGTCGACCGGGTCATTGTTGGCAGCGCCGGACTGGAACTGAAGCTGAGGGTTGACGGGCTCGATGCGCTGGCCCGCGAACTGCAGGTGCCTGAACTGGAGGAGGCAGCGTGA